AATTGCTTGTTTTATTGCACGACCATTTGGATGACACTCTTTTTCCAATATATGATAATCCACTTTACTGGCTGGACCACCAGTAATCGCACTAGCTAAACGTGCTCGAGCCCACGATTGAGCGGTTTGATTCGGTCTAGATCCACTGCTGTAATATGCCCCCTCGGCCTTTTTTCAAGATTTTGCGCAATCCTTTTCTTGTACAACCCGTTCGTTTTGCTAAAGTCTTGGACGCAACAATACTATTTACACCATATTGTTCCTTTGCACGTTTAACATGATTGGATTTACGTGATTTAAATGACTTGGTAAATGGGCGATTTTTGTATATTTTTTTGTCATATAATTTCCGCGTTTCCGTAATGTTTTTCTTTTGTTTTTTGTAATCCTTTTGTGATAAATGCTTTGGTATATATTTTTTCGGTATTTTGCCCATGTTGTATTTCTACAATACATGGATAAAAAAAGGACCACACTACATGGCCTTTAATTTTAATTTTTATTTAATAAGTTAAAACACAATAATAATTTATACGTACATAGCTAATAAACTCTGGCTCATTGGCTCATCGCCTTTAATTAAGATATCAACATGCTTCTTTTCTACAGTCATTGGGAAGGTGACCTCAATTGCGATTTCTTTTACAAACATGTTTTGTTCAGGTTTGACTAGACGGAACAGATTCAATTTAGTGTGAATGATTTCCAAACAACGTTTCAAGTTACGAACACCTTGTTCGGCTTTACAGTATTCAGGATGAGTAATAATATAATCCAATGTATCATCCTTAATAATGATATCCTCTTCAGAAAAGCTTACCTGTTCGCGTATTTTGGGTAACAAGTGTTTTCGTGCAATGATTATTTTTTCCTTTGCGTTGTATCCTTTAGTTTGAATGCGGTACATACGATCTTTCAAGATAGGATTGACTTTACTTTCGTCATTGTAAGAGAAGATAAATAAGCACTTACTTAGATCGAAATGTACTTCGCTAAAGTATTTGTCGTGAAATTGTGAATTTTGTGAAGTATCGGTTAAATGAGTCAAAATACTGGCGATTTCTTCACCCTTTGGTGTATCACTAATTTTATCCAATTCATCAAAGTAAATCACAGGATTCATCGATTTCGCTTCCATTAAGATAGACACGATTTTACCCCATGCACTACCCTCGTAAGTGTAAGAGTGACCTTCTAAGAAACTAGCGTCACTTGTACCACCTAGTGCAATGAATGCGAACTCTCTTCCCAAAATTTTACTAATACCTTCTTTTACCAAAGTTGTTTTACCAGTACCTGGAGGTCCTTTAATTGCGATAGCCGTTCCCATTGCATCAGGGTTCGTTATCCATTGACCAACCATTTGTAGTATTTGCATTTTGGCGTCGTCTAAACCGTAAGTACAACTATCCAATGTTGATTTCGAACGTTCCATGAATTCGTGACATTTATCTACACCGTCTCTAATATTAACAGATAGATTTTTGTAGATACCATATGGAACGCGCATGAATCCATCGACCCAGTTTTTCATTTTGTAATATTCAGAATCACTTGGGTCCATCGATTTCAATACATTGAGTTTCTGTAAAGCAATTGCCTTGAATCTAGGTGGAATGTTCGACTCTAATAAACTCAAACGATATGGTTTATCGGTGTTTGTCAAAGCATTAATTTCCTTTAAATCGCGCATTACCTTGAGTTGTTCTTGGTGTGACAACTTTTTCTTAAAATAAGATATTTCATTTGTATTTTTGGATTTCTTGGGATCTTGATGTACTAATTTGTAATATTTGTCAGTATTCTTATTTCTCTCCTTTTTCACTAAATCACCGATCGATTTTCTACATTCTTCTACAGCTTTCAATAGTATCTTATTTTTAGGTGATTTTTTCAATTGCTCAGTTAAATCATATCGCAATTTCACCATTTCCGCATACTTTTTCTGTACATCATCATCGACTTCCTCTTGATCATCTTCACTGTCATTATTGCGATTGTTCTTATTCTTCCTTTTCTTAGATGAATCTTTCTTGGAATTCTTTTTCGATTTTGTAGAAGAATCCATGTTCGATTTCTTGGTCTTGTTCTTATTTTTTGATTTGACCTCTAATTTAGAGTTATTTTTAGGAGTAGTATTTGTAGAAGAGGACGATTCCAACTCAGGATCATTTGGCTTGGGTTTATAAGTTTCTTTCATAAACGTTTGTTCATCATCACTATCGCATTTTTCATTCTTATCTTCCTTCACCATTTCTTGATAGTCTTGCTCGTCATTTCTTTGACCTGGAGCACCACCACCTTCAAATAGTATGATGGAACCACCTGTACCACCTAAAGTGATTGTTCCGTCTTCATCCACTTCGAATTCTTCACCTTCTTCCGAATCGATTTCTTCTTCTTCCTCTTCCTCTTCTTCAGCGTCTTCTGTTTCATAATCAGAATCGTCTTCAGAATCACTATCATCATCATCTTCATCATTTTTATGTTTGTTTCTCTTTGATCTTAAATTATTGTTATTCTTGTATTTCTTGTCTTTAGATGATTTCTTTACTGCATTTCTCTTTTTAGAATTTCTCGACGACTTTTTACTTTTCACTACTTTCTTTTCTTGCTTTTCAATGGCTTTAGTAAAGATATCCTGAAAAGCGTCCTTGATTGAGCTTACAATCATTTCCTCCTCATCAGACTTCGATTTTTTCCCGTGTTTAGAACCTTTATTCTTTTTACGTCTCTTACCTGTATCTTCATCATCTTCATCATCTTCATCATCATCATCATCTTCATCATCATCATCATCATCATCATCGATTTCCATCATAGAGGAGTACATGGATTCATCGTCATCATCATTTTCTTCGTCTTCTCCATCTTCGTAATATTCAGAATCGTAATCTGAATCGAAAATGTCTTCTTCGTCGGAAGATTCTACAACCCTCTTTCTTTGTAATTTATTTTTAGGGGATTTATTGGTAGTAGAGTTGGATGAATTGTTTTTGTTGAACTTAGTGTTTGCCATTTTACTGTATAAATGAAAATTTGTAAAAATGATTGTAAGATAAAGGTCAAATGAAACAAATGAATGCTTGGTAAAATTAAAAACTTTGTTGAAAAACTTGAGTTTGTGTGCTTGTGTATAAATACTTCTAGATAAAGTATTTTTGTATTAATTCTCATTGAATAAACATTTTTTACTTTTTCAATTTTAGAAGCTCTTTTTAAACCTTTAATTAATGCCTTTTAACTAGCACAATGAAATGGATGTAAAAAATAATTAAAATTGAAAAAAAACTCAATAATACAAAGCAACTTAAATAAAAGAATAGTATATATATAGTTTTTGGTTTAGTAAAAAATGAAACGCGTACAAACGAATCAATATACCAATCCATCGAAGATCATCGGGATACAATTTAGTATGTTATCCCCGGAGGAGATTCGAAAGAACTCGGTGGTCGAAGTGGTATCCCGTGACGCAAATGGAGGATTATTTGATGTCAAGATGGGTGTTTTAGAAAAGGGTATGTTTTGTCCTACGGATGGTTTAACATATATGGATACACCTGGATACTTTGGTCATATGGAATTAGCTATGCCTGTGTTTTTAGTACAGCATATCAAAGATATAGTGAAAGTGTGTAAAGTAATCTGTTATAAATGCAGTAAATTAATGATCAATAAAAAAAACTTCGCGTATTTGTCCAAGTTGTCACCAGAAGAACGTTGGCAAATCATCAGTAATCATAAAATCACTCGTTGTGGTCAAGAAACCGAGGACGGTTGTAATTGTAAGCAACCGGATAAATATAAATTAGACGGTTTCTCTACTATTATTGCAACATGGGATAAAGTACGATTACCAAGTGGAGCTACTTCGGTATCGCAGAAATTGACAGCTGACCGTGTTTATAAGATGTTTCGTCGTATTTCCGATGAAGATGTACAATTTATGGGATTTAGTTCATTGTGGTCTCGACCAGAATGGATGATTTGTTCCGTTTTACCTGTACCACCTCCATCGGTTAGACCTTCTGTAAAACACGATGCACAACAACGCAGTGAAGATGATTTAACCCACATTTACATGAATATTTTAAAGTACAATAACATTATCAAAGACGCTATTGCTAATCCTACTGGTGGTAGCGCAAAAATCATAGAAAAAAATTACTTATTATTACAATATTATGTTACCATGTTAAGTAACAACAAAGCTTCTGGAACAAGTCCATTAGGGCAAAATTCTGGACGTACATTCCAATGTATAAGCAGTCGTTTAAATACGAAAAATGGTCGTGTTCGTGGTAATCTAATGGGAAAACGTGTGGATTTTAGTGCGCGTTCTGTTATTACTGGTGATCCTAACTTGTCGATTACACAATTGGGGGTTCCGATGAAGATCGCTAAAAATATCACCAGACCCATGTTAGTCAATGACCGCAATCGTAAGTATTTAACGCGATTGGTTCAAAATGGTCCAGATCTTTATCCGGGAGCAAATCGTTTGGAAAGGAAAAACGGCGATCAAGTATCATTGCGATATGTTGATCGTGATAGTATTGTTTTGGAAACAGGTGACAAAGTACATCGACATATGATGGATGGTGATTATGTACTGTTTAACCGACAACCCAGTCTTCATAAAATGAGTATGATGTGTCACGAAGTCAAAGTTATGAAAATTGGAGATACATTTCGGTTTAACGTAGGAGTTACCAACCCATACAATGCTGATTTTGATGGAGATGAAATGAATATGCACATGCCACAGAGTACAACCGCAGAAACGGAACTCATGTATTTGCCGGCAGTAACACAACAATTAATCAGTCCATCGAAGAATTCCCCCATTATTGGTATTTTCCAAGATTCACTTTTAGGTTGCTTTCGATTTACACGAAACACCGTTAAGTTACATCCATTGGACGCCATGAATTATTTGATGATGACCAATAAAATGGATACATCTTTACTGAAACATTCGAAAAAGAGTTATTCTAGTTTTGAATTATTGAGTCATATTCTACCGCCTATTACTATGAAAAAGAAGACGAAGAATTTTAGTGACCCCTCTATAGATCCGAATCAGGTTGTTACTATTCAAAATGGTCGTTATATAGGTGGTCAAATTGAAAAAACGATTCTGGGAGCAACAAGTGAAGGTATTTTGCATCGAATCATTAATAATTTCAGTAATGAGACATGTGTCAATTTCATTGATGACTTGCAAAATGTCATTACGGAGTACATGAAAACCAGTTCATTTAGTGTAGGAATTAGTGATTTAATTGCAAACAATAAAACGAAACAAGAAATTGCTCATACTGTACATAAACAGAAGCAAGATGTACAAACATTAATTCAAGAACTTCATTTAGGAATTTACGAAAATAGTAGTGCTTATTCAAATGCAATGGATTTCGAAACACGAGTTAATAATATTTTAAATAAAGCCACCGAACAAGCGGGTAAAATCGGTAGAAACAGTTTGAGTAAAAGCAATCGGTTTCTCATGATTGTCAATTCGGGTTCAAAGGGTTCTCCTATTAATATTTCACAAATGTTGTCGTGTTTAGGACAACAAAGTGTTGAAGGTAAGCGAGTACCTTATGGGTTTGAACACCGTACATTACCCCACTTTTCGAAATACGATGATTCACCCAGTGCTCGTGGTTTTATTGAGAATTCCTTTATTGGTGGTTTAACCCCTTACGAAATGTTCTTTCATGCAATGGCGGGACGTATAGGGTTGATTGATACTGCTGTTAAAACATCAGAAACCGGTTATATTCAACGTCGTATTATTAAATCACTGGAAGATATTTACGTAACCTACGATCAGACAATTCGTAACCATTTTGGTAAGATTGTCCAATTCTCGTACGGTGATGATAATTTCGATTCTACTAAAGTGGAAAACCAGAATATTCCTTTGGTTGATATGTCAATTGAGGATATTTACATGCATTATGATGTTGTAGGATTACAAGATACGGATAACAATAAGAACGATGTTTTAGAAATATTTACACAATATGCGGCTAGACGTATGCAAAAACAGCGTAAAATGACTAAAATGCGTCTGCGAAGTATTATCGAAAAAATGATTGAAAATCGGGATAAAATTGTTTCCCAAGTATTTGGTTTCCGCAATGAAAATGTAATCCGTCTTCCTGTACATTTTACTCAATTGATTAAAAGTATTCAAGGACAACTGGAAATTGACAATAGTTTTGCAGTAAATGTCACTCCATTGGAAGTACTGGATATGTTAGACGCCAATTACAAACGTATGATGAGTTATAGTCAATATAGTCCAGAAAATCCCTTATTTAAGATTATGTACGATTTCCATTTATCGCCTAAAACATTGTTGATGAAACATCGATTTCACAAAGATGCAATACAATTGTTATTGGATACCATCTTTTTGAAATACAAACAAGCATTGGTTCATCCGGGAGAGATGGTGGGTGTCATTGCAGCACAATCAGTAGGAGAACCCACTACACAATTGACTTTGAATACTTTCCACAATGTTGGTGTTGCATCCAAGTCAAATGTTACACGTGGTGTTCCTCGTATTGAAGAAATTTTGCGATTGACGAAAAATCCAAAAAATCCATCACTGACCATCACATTGAAACCACAAGATGCGACAAACCAAGATAAAGCTATGAAATACGCCAATATGATCGAACATACTCGCTTACGTGATATTGTACGTGCAGTTAGTATATATTACGATCCTTTGGACGAAAATACAGTGATTGAAGAAGATCGTGAAATGATGGACCATTACTTTGAATACGAAAAATTAGTAGAAAGTACCACCGAACAAGTCATTGACTCTGATGTGGTGAAATCCAAATGGATCATCCGATTAGAATTTAACGCCGAAACTATGTTGGACAAAAATATTCGCATGGATGACGTGTATTTTGCAATTAATAGTTATTATGGTAGTAAAATACATTGTCGGTACAGTGATTATAATGATAAGAATCTGATCTTCAGAATACGTTTGTTAGTACCCCGTACAAATAAAAAGGACCTGAATCCATTGGACAGTTCGGACCAGATTTATATGCTAAAGAACTTCCAAGAAGTGTTGTTAAAGAAAACAATATTAAGAGGCGTTGATAATATCAAGAAAGTATTGCCTCGTAAAGTACCCAATAATGTAGTAAAGGAAGATGGTAAGTATGTACGTAAAGATACATGGGTATTGGATACTACTGGTACTAACTTTTTGGAAGTATTGGGTTTATCCTTTATTAACGCGAAACAAACATATAGTAATGATATTTACGAAGTCTATAAAACACTTGGTATTGAAGCGGCTAGACAGTGTATTCTTACAGAATTCATAGAAGTGATGGATCACAGTGATGTCTATTTGAACTACCATCATCTAAGTGTATTGTGTGATCGTATGACCTATAACGGGAAAGATATGGTTGCCGTATATCGATCTGGTTTCTTGAAGGACAACATTGGTCCAATTGCAAAAGCCACATTTGAAATGCACACGGAAATGTTCTTGAATGCCGCTCGTCATGGTCATTTAGATAATATGCGAGGTGTTTCTGCCAATGTCATGTGTGGTCAATATGGTTACTTTGGTACTGGTGCATTCAATGTTTTACTGGAATTGGACGCCATGGAAAAGAATAACGAAGACGCTGATACAATTGCATTTAAAGATGGAAACAATGTCTTTGATACCACTACTGGTGCATCTTCAAAGGAAGAATTCTGCAGTAAGGATAATATTTTGGTCAATAACCACATTGTTAGACAAGAAGCCGAAGAAGATCCCGATGAAGTCTGTGACGATGATTACGATATGGGATTCTAATTTTTATAACCTTTTAATAATTTAATATTTAATAATTAAGAAAATAGTACAATAAATAACAAGCTTTTTTATTGTACTCTAAAATGTAAAAACGAATTAAAATTGAAAAAAAATACAGTGTATGAACAAGGATTTAATAAAAAACATATACGGATGTGCAATTCTTTTTCGAAATATTTTATCAAAGCAAAATCAATTAAACAGTAATTATGACTTTACATAAAACAAAACGTATAATGACATCTGTTTCTACAGATTCTACTACTAATGGTGTTGTTGGGAAAGGTCATAGTACGAGAAAGTTCAAAGTAGTCCAACAAAATAACATTAAAAAAATAAACAGTAAAGAAAAACGTAAAGTTGTGGCGAAAACGGACACTACTACTACTGAGCCGGAATATCGTGAATTTCGATTGTTTGATTTTCAGGCATATGATCATCGAGAGTTGAATAGTGAAGGAAACTGTATAAACACTTGTTTTATGATACGTATGTTTGGAATCAATGAACAGGGTGAAACATGTGCAATTATGGTTGATGATTATAAACCCTTCTTCTACATTCAAGTAGATGCGAAGTTCGCTGCACAATCAAATAATGCAATTGATGAATTGTTGAATTATTACCGTACTCACGATGAATTCCCTAAATACCTAAGTAAAGACATCATTAGTGCAAAACTAGAAACACGGCAAAAGTTGTATGAATTCACAGGCAATACATCGTTTCATTTTGTGAAATTCACTTTTCGAACAACTCGTACTTTCCGCAGATTGAAAGGCATTATTCAAAAGGAAAATAACACTAAACGATATCTTGACCGAGAATATCCATTGTACGAAAGCAATATACCGCCATTGTTACGGTATTTCCATATTAACAATATTAGTCCATCTGGATGGATTCGAATCAAACATTCCGAAATATTACCTTGTACTTACCAAACATCTACCTGTACATATGAATACTTATGTAAAGTGAAACATGTACATCCATTGGTTTCAAAAGAAACACCAGTGCCTTATAAAATAGCGAGTTTTGATATTGAAGCTAGTAGTAGTCACGGTGATTTTCCGTTACCTGTCAAAGATTACAAACGCCTGGCTACTCAATTCATTGACTTGCTTATTGCAAAAAAATCGAAACAACCTACCATGACAGTTTCTGCGGTACAGATGTTATTGAAGAAATCAATTAAAACGGCATTTGAATATGATAATATCCAAAATATTGATCCTGTTTATCCTAAATACAAGAAGACAAAAGATGAAATCACAGAAGCTTGTAAATTGATATTAGAAACCAAAATCAAAGATGAAACTGTACAAAAACAAAATAGCTCGTTATCAAAAGCGGTTGAATTCTTTGAGCGAAAAAAAGAGGAAGCGTCTTCTGCCGCCGCCGGAGGCGGCGGTAGTGGTGATGGTGATGGCGAATCCAATCAAAATGGATCTTCAAATGGTACCGGTTCTGGTTATGCAGAAGAATTGGCTTCAGGTAAAACCGACAAAAAGGCTAAAGTCGTTTATTCGGAAAAAGATCAACGAAAAACAATTGCAGAATATTTAGCAGAAAGTGATCATTCTAGAGAAGAAAGAATTCAAACACTTAATAATCTATTTTCCAATTTAGTAGAACGAGCTAAATTACCTCCTTTACAAGGTGATGAAATAACCTTTATTGGAACCACCTTTATAAAAAATGGACAAGTGGAACCCTACAAACATAACTGTATTGTTGTAGGATCATGTACATCAGTAGAAGGGGTAGAAATCCAGACAACACCAGATGAAAAACAATGCATATTAGACTGGAGCGATTTAATTCAAAGTGAAGATCCGGATATTATTATTGGGTACAACATTTTCGGTTTTGATTACCAGTTCATGTTTCAAAGGGCTAAAGAATTGGATATTGTAGAAGACTTTTGCAATTTATCCCGAATTAAAGGCGAAATATGCGCGAAAACCGATTATGAAACAAAAGAATACAAATTGGATCATACTCAAAATCGTTTGGCGAGTGGTGACTACGATTTACATTATCCATGTATATCCGGACGTTTGCAAATTGATCTACTGTTTTACTTTCGTCGCGATTACAATTTATCCTCGTACAAATTAGATGATGTTGCCGGGACTATGATTAAAGATGGTATTAAAGCGATTGAACCTTTAAATAACGGTACATCTCGTTTGTACAGTAAAAATTTAGCCGGGTTGCATGTCGATGCTTTCATTCATTTAGAGATTACAAGTTTTACTACAGATTATTATGCAGGAGGACGAAAATTCAAAGTATTAAACATTGAAAAGAATGTAGCAATTGATCAGGAAATTATAGATCGTTTCGAATCAAATGGATTAGTACCACCAGCATCAACTACACAGTACAATGTCATTACAATCGATGGTCATCATCATGAACATTTGAATACTACTAAACAAAGTATCAAATGGGGAATGGCTAAAGATGATGTTTCCCCACAAGATATTTTCCGTTTGTCCAAAGAATCAGCTAAATCGAGATCTATTGTTGCAAAATACTGTATTCAGGATTGTAATCTAGTTCATCATTTAATGAAAAAAGTAGATGTATTGACTGGTTACAATGAAATGAGCCGTATTTGTAATGTTCCTATATCATTTTTAGTATTTCGAGGTCAAGGAATCAAATTGACGAGTTATGTGGCGAAAGTTTGTCGTGAAAAGGATACTCTCATGCCTGACTTGGAAAAAACAAAAAACGATGATGGTTACGAAGGAGCAATCGTATTACCACCTAAATGTGCAATGTACGGTGAAAATCCAGTAGCATGTGTCGATTATTCTTCCTTGTACCCTTCTATTGCTAAAGGATGGAATTTGTCCCCAAATAGTAAAGTATGGACTAAAACATTTGATAATGACGGAAAATTAGTGAAAATCAATCAAGTCACTATTACTGATTCGAATCTCGCTAAACTACAAGCATGGGCAGACCGTTACGATAATTTACCGGATTATAAATATATTAATGTGACTTTTGATAATTTCGAGCAAATTCAAAGATTCGGTTCTACTGGCAACTATTTGAAAACCGACAAAATCAAATCGGGTTACAAAGAAGTACGATGGGCTAAATTTCCCGATAAACAAGAGGGTATTATACCTTGTATTATTGGTGATTTACTGAAAGCCCGTAAAGAAACCCGTAAAAAAGCCGAAAGCGAACCCGACCCCTTTTTAGCCAATGTATTGGATAAACGACAACTGGGATACAAAGTAACTGCAAATTCACTATACGGTCAGATGGGTTCGAGTGTATCGACTTTCTTTGAAAAAGATGTAGCCGCGTCGATTACATCAATTGGTCGTCAAATGATTACTTATGCAAAGCGAATGGTCGAAGAAATCTATGGTGATTCATTATATCACGTAAAGTCGAAAAATAATGAAGTTGTAAAAATAGTAAGGACTCGATCAACGTATGTGTATGGCGATACGGACAGTGTATTCTTTACTTTTAACTTGGAAAATCCAGAGACTGGTGCTCCTATTCGAGGAAAAGAAGCATTGGAACTTACCATTGAAATTGCACAAGAAGCGGCTGATTTATGTTCGTTGTTTTTACCACCACCGATGAAACTAGCATATGAAAAAACACTCATGTCGTTTATCTTGTTGTCCAAAAAGAGATATGTTGGTATGTTGTACGAATTAAATCCGAATAAAGGTAATCTGAAATTCATGGGACTTCCATTAAAACGTAGAGATGCATGTGATTATTTGAAAGACGTATATGGGGGCATCTTGACAATATTAATGAAAGAACCCGATAATATTCAAAAAGCCATTGAATTCCTAAATCTTTCCTTACAAAATTTAATCGGGAAAAAAGTGTCGATTGAAAAATTGGCTTTGACTAAATCTTTGCGAAGTTACTACAAGAATCCTCAGCAAATTGCTCATCGAGTATTAGCAGATCGTATTGGTGAAAGAGAACCCGGTAATAAACCAAAACCAGGTGATCGTATTCAATATGCTTTTATTGAAAACCAAGGACAGAAATTACTTGGTGACCGTATTGAAACTCTTGAATATATCGCCAAAAATAAACTAGAATTGGATTATCACTACTATATTACAAATCAGTTGATGAATCCATTGTTGCAATTATTCTCACTTGCTTTAGAAAAGGTGTATTTGTACAAGAATTTCAAACAAAGGCAAATTGTAGAATTGAATACAATATTGAATCGCTATTATAAGGAATGCGACGGAATGATTGAACCTTATATGAAAAAACGCGAGAAGTATTGCTCAGCAGAAGTAAAGAAATTATTATTTGATCCATTCTTGACTAAAATTTATCATGAACAACATAACAAACAGCATGGACTTCAATCTTTATTGAAATTTTATAAAAAACAATAAAAAAGAAAAAGAAAAATAAAAATAAAAATAAAAATAAAAATAAAAACATTAAATTCACTTATCATCATCATATAGAGAATATTTAGCAATTGTTATATTTTGACCATTTTCATCCGTTAAATTAAACAACTCTTTTTTTTTGTACAAGTCTAGGTTTATCGGAAAAAATACATCGCAATTATTTGTATTGTGAATATGGCTTACGTATATAGTATCAATAAAAGGCGCAAATAATTCATAAATCGCCTCGCCACCAATTATAAATACATCCTCAAATATATCTGTAGATTCCAATAACAATATATTAGCAAGACTCGATTCCATTATACAATCTTCTTCATACTTTCGCGATTTGGATGCATCTCGAGTAAAAACATAATTGCGTCTTTTAGGTAAGGGTTTCTTTTTCAAACTATCATATGTTTTTCTGCCCATTACAACAGCATTGTTACCATTTCCTACAGTAACTTCACGGAAAAAACTCATTTCCGCTCTTGACCTCCAGGGTAAATCATTTTTATACCCAATTCCACCCAAATCGTTCATACATACTATTGCCTTCATTTGGTTTTTGTTTTATTCTTTTACTACTTTTATCTTTGTATTTATTTTTACAAGCTTTGATTTATGGAGAGAAAATAAATGATCGAATATATCGTCGATTATTTATTGATTTACTGTACAGATTACTTTATTTTTTTTAGTATCTAGACCATTTATCGCGATTAAAACTACTTACACGCAATTTATCTTGGGCATGAGTCTTCCAATGTTCTACTAATTCGTCCATTTTTCGCTCTTCTTCGGTACGAGGATAAGGTCTATCTTTGCGTACATCCATTAAAGCTTGGTCATTATCCTTTGCCTTCGGCTTCGCTCCAAAACAATTTACACCGAATTTAATATTAGGATTTGCGAAAAAACCACCATTTACACCTGGACGACCACAACTGTTCTTATGTTTTTTCGATTGTTGTAATTCATCCCATGTTTTCTTTTGAGTGGGGAAAAACGCCATTTGATCCGACGACCATCCGTAATTGCACCATTCTGCCCCATTGTTATAAGCCGCTTCAATTTCATCATATGTAGCTAAACGAGAGTCATATGCTTTGCAAATCGCTTGGGCATCATCGTACGTATATAAATTATTACTTATATTGAATACCTGATCTTTAGGAGGCTCAATTGGAGTAATTGGATTTCCACTAGCATCAAATAGTGTATTGGAATCGTCTTTTTCTTTGTCTGATTGAAAGTACTTATGTAGTGATTGATCTCTCAATTCATCCAATAAATCGATCTCAAAGAAGAATTTCAAACAATTGTGAATCACTAAAGTACCCACTAAAAAGATACCTGTAGAACCTATTAACATTAATGAAAATGGTTTTGATGACATACCACTAATTCCTAGTACATACATAGCAACATAGAAAACCGCCACAAATAACATAGTAGTAAATAAACTCAAAGGATTATCGTAGTAATCGACTATTTTTGTCACAGTTGTTTTCATTACATTATTTCGTTCGGCATCATCTGCGGTGAAATATTTGTACAAAATATATCCAAATAGTGTTCCAAACGCGATGAAATCGAATGCACGTGTGATTCGCGAAGTAGTTTCAGTTTCTTCGTTTCTACGTAAAAACATGCCTAAAAATACAAAAATCACTAAATAGATTATCAATAAAGTAGCCAATACCATCAATCCTGAATTATTGAATATATGAGACACGAAACTAACAGCATTTTCATTGTTTTTTTCTGTTTCTTCGGTAGTCTCATCTGTGTCGTCGGTTTTGGTGTTTGTATCGGTTTTGGTGGTTGTATCGGTTTTTGTGTCCTCTGTAAAAAATGGTTCTTTTACCTTTTTCTCTCCATTATAAATATTTATACTTGTCATATCTATAAAACTACAATAAATGACTTAAATTCAATATATATTATACAATACTATTTTTTTTCACATAAATAAGACAAGATGCATAACGTGTTTCTAAATGCTTTGTATCTTCTACAGATTGAATTGTTGTATCATCACAATAGTACCATTTTTCCTCTTTTTGTACAAAACTAGTATAATGACCATTATCGACTGTACCAATGTGATTACATATTCCAACCAATTCAAACACGTTTTCTCTCCGTTTATATCCCATACAATATTGTGTTAAATCCAGTACAAGTGGAAATCTAATCAGATTCATATATTTTTTACCATCATACGAAGATCGATTTATACTGATCCAAAGTACTTTAGGGAAATTCCAAAATCGTATGTATTTATTTACATTTTCTTTTTGATTGGTTTTTTCATTGAACCATGCATTTTCATTTTCTAGTTTTTCAACATTGCTAAAATGTTCCAAGCAGTCGTAAATCGAAAATGGAATATGTGGATTTACCGACGATAATGAAGGTATAGGTAAGTTTAATACAGTAAAGACCTCAGGTTTTAGCGACAAATACTCATCTTCTACAGTTTTGTTAATGGAATCAATACAATGAATCATCACACCCGATGATAATTCAGTAATCATTGAATATTCGTCTTTTTCGTAAATATTCTGTAAATATTGGCATACCGGTAATGCTATCTTATCTATGTTATTTTGTACTTGACCTTGAATGGAAATGGAATAAGGTTCTTTAATACATGAATGGAGAGAAGAAAAGAAAAAGTGGATAAATTCACTGACATCTTCTTGACTATTTTTTTCAAAACAATGGAACTTCTTTTGTTTTGCAATTTGTTGTAATGTACTAAAAAAGCCATTTGGATACAAACTCTCTGTAGAATTCCCAGCTGATTTCATAATAAACATTATATTCTTCCATTGTTTCCACAATGGACTTTCAGTACATGTACGATTACGTGAATCATTATATTTTTGCATGATGACCCATAATGGTTCCAGTACAGACAATATTTGAATACATGCATTTAAATAACAAGTATTGCCTAAATTGATTATACCTTTAGGAGCATTCGACATTATTTTATAGGATTTTATTTCTCTCGACTGTCTTTACAATAAAATATATAGTTTTACGTCAATTTGATCTAATTAGTATGTTTAGATATTGTAAAGTCATCTAAAGATTTCTTAATTTACTTATACATGAACAGTAATAGTGATGAATGGAATCAAATAATAGAAGACGCACTACAAACTATTATAAATGGTTCTTCTATTAATCCAACTCAATTAGAGAGATCTAACGGAGATATCAGTAGCATACTACTTAATAATACCGATTCTTCTTTGAATACTTTAGATATAAGTAGAAATCCCTTTTCACAAACCAATCCTTATTCTACTATTGGGTCTAGTCTTGGGTCGAGACTTGGGTCTAGTCTAGCAAATACTGCTAGTACTTATTTCAGTAATGCTATTCGTAATAGTAATATCAGTAATAATACGAATGGTACTGATGAACCCATGTCTTACACAAGGCCTGCAACTAGAGCATCTGCTTCTACAAACACAACAACATCTGTACCAAGTTCAACCGGTTCATCTAGTCATATTCATAATCGAGACACATATCGTACGAGACCATCTACTAGTAATAATGGAAATATAACCACAGATCCTTCACCAGAAGAAACAGCAACCGAACAACCAAATGATTATCCTGATAATTCTAACGATAATACGAATCATTTGCACGAGAGATTCGGATCATTCATTATGGGTTGGATGGATTGTATGAATCGGTACAACAATAATATGAGACAATATCATCATAATATTAATCAATTCAATCGTGTATCTACTACTATTTTAAATATGATGTCATCATACGAAACATATCAATCACAACCGACTAGTTTATACAGTAGTAACCCGCAGTTCGGTTATGGTACAGGAACTACCACTTCACCTAATCTTTTTGATTTCGAATTGGATTTAAATTCTAGACGATTTATGAACTCAATTCCACCTTCATTGCAAGAAATAATGGCAAGAAATCCAACCCAGGTCGAAATACAAGGTTTTTCGATCCCTTTACCCGGATCATCCGAAGATAGACCATCATTTCCTACTATAAGTCAAGTCTTTAATGCAACTGAAATTTTCACTTACAATGATGAAACAGCCGGTAGAGTAACTGATACACGATGTCCAATAAGTTTAGAAGATTTTGAACAAGGTGAAGAATTATGCGAAATACGCCATTGTCATCACGTTTTTAAATGGACCTCTTTACAAAGATGGTTCTCTCAAAATAGTCACTGTCCTGTTTGTCGACACAATATTGTATAAATATATACTATAGAAACTCGTATAATATATATATTGTTTTTGGTCCATGAACAACCGCACTGGCACTCAGCGTTATATCGATGCAAAGTTCAATAAGTCCGTATTTCATAAAACAGTTTTAGAATCTTATGAAAAATTAAAACCAATTGTAAAAAAAAATGTACCCAAATTAAATGAAAATAGTGTCAGTTATTTAAAGTCTATATGGGTTTCTCTCCAAAATGCTAAACGAAAAAGTAATTCATATATGAAATCCCTAAAGTACAATTGGACAACTGAATTATTAAAAGGTCCAATGTATGAAGAAATACCTACTACATTCCAAAAAGAGATTGAATCTATGTGTAATCATGTATTGGATTTTACCATTACAACAAACAACCGGTCTTTTCATTTTCATTTTTGTAAAGCGAAGAAAATCGTTGATAAAATCCGTATTCAAAAAATCATAACTTGGCTACTATTTATTGATCCTATGGTTGTAAAGGATTGTTCAAAAACAGTAGATGTATATTTCTACGATATAAACTCCAAAAAACAATTCAACAATGTATATACAAATGAAATCCTTGGTCGTCATCATATTAACACGGCTTTTACTACTTCATGTAATACACATACCAATATCTACTGCTTTCGAAAAGAAGAAAATGACAAATGCTTTATACATGAAACTTGTCATAATTTAGGAATGGATTTTTTAAATGCGGATCACGAATACACTATGAGTGCTAATGCTCATTTAGTACAATTATTTTCATTACCAGATGATCTAATTTTAGAATGGAATGAATCCTATCCGGAAACATGGGGTAGAATTTGCAACTCGATGTTATACGCATTATTTTACAATCCAAATCCAAATCCAAATCCAAAGAATTCAACTAAATCAAAAATGCCTAAAGCAAATCACTTTAGCAAAAAAAAGAAGAAACCAATTCATTTGGAAAAACAAAAACCTTTATCATTTCATGAATGGAGAGAAATCTTTCGAATTGAACAATTCACTTCATTATTTCAATGTATCCAACTTTTAAATGCAAATCAATTGAATTATGAAACTTTAGGAAAAATCGATTTGAAATCATATCGAGAGAATTCACATGGAATTAGTTACTTTTTACTGACTTCAATTTTCATGTTTCATTTGAATGACTTTCTCGACTACTGTAAAAAGAATTCCAATATTTTGGTCGATTCTTCTATTGAATGTTCAATTAATATCAGTAAAAGCAAATCTTCGATTGAAAATTATATCAATATGATTGAGACAAAATACAATGATCCTGACTTTACTGATTCTTTAGCCAGAATCGCAGAAAAAAAGGTTTCCCTTAATTCAGGACGAATGAGTTTTTTCGGTGCTGTTTAACGATCCTAGAATACAAATCCAAGAGGGTTTAGTAAGATCGACAAGTTTTCCCAATGGAATTTCGATGTCAGATCGTATATATTGACTTGATTTACTGATTTGATTGAGTATTTCGAACCAGAATTATTAGTATAGTAGTGCATAGTTTCTGGTATTGAATACATCCGGTATATGGAGAGCATTTTATCTAAACTTGATGCGTCGATTTTCCCAATTTCGGATAACCATGTGTAAAATGGTATGACACAATCATTCTCTATATTGGTTTCAGATGTGGAAACGATATTTTTGCATTTACAGTACAAAGAAAATACATGAAAGGCTTCGTGTATAGGGATTAAATTTTGGTTTTCTAAAATTTGATGATAATCTGTACCAACTAGCAATAAAATACTAGGTAAATATTCACGTGAAATGTCCAATTCTTTTACAATATTATTTGTATCGTACAGATAGAATTCTTCTTTTTGTATATTCCAATCGCGAATGACAAAGGGACAATTGTACAAAAACATGTCCATATCATCACTTACACATGCCCATGCAATATTTTTCTTTACTAAATACGCACACAGATTGTCGGCTTCGCCGACCGCTTTAATATATTCTACATTCATGGAATCGAAAAGAGTTTGTAAATCTTGAATATGTTTGGAATTCACTTTTATCATTCTTTTTTTACAAGATTCTATCTTTTGTTGTAACATGGTGTATTCTTCATCCGTCATTGTACTATTGGATTCTGTAATTTGACTTTGATAATTTTCCATTTTTTTACATGCTCGTTTCCGTTCATAAAAGCGTTCCAATAAAACTTGGAATTTTTCATCGGGTGGTTTTCCATCAAATACAAATATAGGATGGATCTGATATTTATGACATTGAGTAATCATTCTAAAGAAATTTTCTATTAATAAATTCAGTTTTAAAAATCGGTACATATAAATACTAGTATCAATGACAATTGTTTTTTTTCGTAATTTTTCTAAATGATTTTTGGTGATCCCGATTTTACATGATGACATTAAATATCCATTGAGTTTTTTTATTCCCATTTAATATTTTTTTGTATTACTAGTTTTAGTGATCTTATTAATGCTTATTTCTATACTTTGTATTTGAAAAGATAACAGTTTAATTATTTTTTCAATTTTATTTATTTAGTGGTAACGGATAATCTTGTTCAACACTATGATTTAGTTCATTATTTTAGACAAGAAACTGCCTTTATAATGATACATACCACTATGAGTCAATGCGATTGTTACATCAGCATAGATCTTTCCACTGAGTTTATTCCAACGTTCCGAAAACAACCAATCTTCGGAATAATAATGACCATCAATTACCGTACAATCAAATAAAGCAAAGGCATGCTCGTTTTCCTTTTCAGTTAAGAAATTGATATCACATTTGTATTTAGTAGAAGGAAATGCCTTTTGCATATACGAAATAGTCTCTCGGCGTATCATCATAAAACCGGTTGCCAAATGTCGAACTGGCATTAGGTTTCCCCTTATTTCTACTGATTTATCGAGTAAGTTCCAATTGTACTTTAACAAATTTGCTTCTAGAAATCTTGCGTCTGACATTTGACTAAAATAGCCATGTTTATTCTTTTTTTCTAAAACCGATTGTATATAATTTTCTTGTAGAATATTTTCCCACATAATGTTTTTCATCGGGTACAAACCACCCGAAAGCAATTTGTTTTTCATTAATAAAGAAAGTACGTCATTAGGATTCCACGATATATCACTATCTATAAATATCATATGTGTCATTTTTGGATCACTCATGGCTCTTGCAATTAAATTATTACGTGCCCTTGAAATCAAACTATCACAACCACATGTAGTCAATTGTACAGGTATATTATATTTTTCCAGTAATTTAATGGTATTAATAATGGACAACATAAAAGACACATTGCATACACCACCATAACATGGTGTCAAAATATGTAATGATGGTGAATTATTTTTTACGAATTCTTCTATTTGTGTATCCATTTTTTAAACAAGTGTTGTTGTATAAAAAATTATTTGCAATTACGCTTTAACCTATTTTTATGAATATAACCATTTACGCATTTTATTTACTGTACGATCACCTGTATAGTATTCTACACTACCATTTCTTTTTTTTAATCGGAAAATAGTCGGAAAACTACTGAATACTAAGTCTGAACCGTATTCATTATTAAACGAAGCAACATTTTCGTCGTAATTATCTCCAATATCTCTCACTGGTATTTTTGTTTTACTACATAATTTAGCCCATTCATCTTTCATCATTACACAAAACCCACAGGTTGGACTATATACATGACCAAATACAATTGGTGGTTTATGTCTCATTTTAGGTCTCCTCTTTTTCATTTTTTTTCCACCACATTTTCGTGTTTTATTATTATTATTGGTAACACGATGTGGTTTTCGTGTTTGTGTTTTCTTCATATTATGAACAACGTTTAATAAATGTACAAATATATACTCTATAGTGATATCTTTTTTTCTATTGTGCTAAATATATAGAACCTTATTCGATGAAATTTCCACACAAAGTATTTTTTATATTTATACTATTTGTTTTTGTACTGGGATTTACATTATGTTTAGATCCATCTATCAATAAAGAGTCCATGACCAATATGTTATATGGTAACGCACAATTGCCTCCTGGTGCAATTCAATCAGAAAATCAACCAGTAGATACATCACCAGATTGTCCCGATGTATTGATAAGAAGCGGTACCAAATTGTATTTGCATAACACAAAAGCACCTAAAGGAGAAATGAACCCGACCGAATTCAACTCTTTATCAGAATATTTAGACTTTTTGAAACAACAACGCGAAGTCGGAATTCGATGTCCTGTACTATTTTTACAAGAAGAGGTAAATACTCAAGGTCAAACTGTATATCGAGCTCGACCTGGACCAAATGACATGGTTGGTGGATTACCTATTCAACCTACTGCAAATGTTTTACCAGCAGAAATTTTTGATGCATCTCGAGACAACTTACCGTACAATAAAGATCAATATGCCGGTTTCGATGCTCATGGGCAACATATCGGCGAATTTACTGAACTCGATGCAATTCATACTTCAACTGAAATGAGTCAATCTATTAGTGATAATCCAATGGACGCAAATTGGGGTGGTGTTCAATATAGTCGAGAGGCAGTCGATAGTGGTAAATATGATGATCGTATTGTTGGAAAACCCACCTTGGTTCCAAAAGTAGTGGAGATTTACAAATAGAAAAAGTTAAATGTTTAGCAAAACAAAAAATCAGTTTTATTGTAGAAATATAGTCAGTTGTTCTATTACATTTTTACCAATACGTCTTTTCCCGATTTTAATAGACGATAATTCCGTTATATTTGTTTTTACCAATTCAAGTAATTTGTGAAAATCACCTTGTGCATAATCCATTAGCCCTACCGCAGTTGTATTACTAATACCAGGGATTTGCTTCAAGAAAATGACCCCTATATTTTCACGAGTTATGTTCTCTCGCTTTTCCTTTTTTATAACAAAATTCGAATATGGAACTGATACTTGATCTGTTGTTGTTGTTGTTGTACTGATATTAGTAGTATTCGTAGAATGATCTTGTTTGGCATTGGGTTCAGTTTCATTTTGATTATTAGGGTTCGTATATACTGGCGTTGAAAACCGATTTTTAGGATTGCTAAATTCTTTTTGAATCTTTTTACAACATAACAATAATTGTTCTACAGTATCTTGTACATGAGTTGTCCGCCACAAGTGCATCTTTTTCATCAATGAAATGGAAGTCATACAAGATACGACAGTTTGTTTTTCAATTGGTTGCAATTGAGAGAAAATACCTTCTATTAAATAGACCAATTTACTAGGTTCATAGTTATGTAAAAGACGGTACGATTGTTCCGCATATCTACCATCTTTTATAGACGACAACAAGTCACGGAAAGTTTTGCGTTCCCATATAAATAGCAATTGATCATCATAATAAAGTTCCCAATCTCCTAAATTCAATGGACGAACATCTAAAGTAAATAAATCGGGATACAACTCTAGTTTTTGCTTTAATGCGTCAATTACAGCATGCTCTCGAGTATCCACAACCAATGCAATTTTCTGTACCATTATCTTCTTTTTTCTCTCAATGTTTTCTACTGTAAATTAGATTGTATTTATATGGATTTCGTAAATACAATCAATCTAGACTTGCACTTTTTTGTTTATCTGTGATCAACACCCATGCTATGTGTGAATCTTAATCCGGATAAAGGGGATGCGTTCTTTTGTGAGGCACTTTGGATTCTCCAGAAAGATAAGGGTCCGATTGGTCTTGCAAAAGATCTAAAGTGATAATCTTTTCCAATACCGTGTGGTGATCCGGCTTTCTTACTTCCACCTCCTTGGTTTTGGTTTATGATAGAATCTTTAGAAGCTACTCTATTTGAATACGACATTATTATATATACTATCCTAAATATTTTATTTATTTACAAAGGGTTGGTAATTAAAAAAGTCAAAATTGAAAAAATATAAATTAGGCTAAACCTATATAATCACAAAAACAGTAACTAAAACATATTCGTATTAAAACACTTTTATTTGAAAAACAAAACATTATTGGTATTATGTATTCACGGCTAAAGAAAGACGATGATTTAATTGTAGAAAAAGTAAATGGTATAGAAACATATACTTTTGATCCGTACAACGAGATTAATCGAGAAATAAGTAAATCAGTTGTACAAGACTTGTTGTCTAATTATAATATCAATGAATCCATAAATAATTTTACACTGTACAAACGCGCATTTATACATCGTTCTTATGTAAAACGTCCCGAATTAATGACAACTACGATTAAGCGAAAGCAAGTAGTCATGATGCCTAAACCTGATGGATGTATGGAACTTTCTACTAAATCCAATGAAAGACTTGAGTTTTTAGGAGATGGTGTATTGGAATGTATTGCTAAATTCTATTTGTACAAACGATTTCCTAAAGCCGATGAAGGATTTATGACAGATACTAAAATCGAATTAGTAAAAAATGAGACGATTGGTAGGATTGCAATGGAAATGAAATTGCATGAATGGTTCGTTTTATCTAAACATTCTGAATTGAAAAATGTACGCCAAAATCATAAACGTTTAGGTTGTTTATTCGAAGCATTTGTAGGCGCATTATTTTTAGACTTTAACCGTATTGAAATCAAGGACGAAAAAAACTGGTTTAACAGTATATTTCAGTGCGGTCCTGGGTTTCAAATGGCGCAATTATTCGTAGAAGCAGTATTTGATAAACATATTGATTGGTCGAAAATCACAAAACAGTCTGATAATTTCAAACGACCTTTACAGGAATTAATACAAAGTGAATTTAAAACGACACCTCATCTAATGGAGTTGCGATCGTTTCACATTGATACTGGATATAGTATGGGTGTATTCTTGTGTCTAGGACAGTCTATCCATAAAGTAAAGGCTGAACATTCGCTAAAGTGTAGCCAATTTTCGTCATTTGAAGAATTGCATAAGCATATGGCTCAAAAACAGAAATTATTGTTATATTTAGGTGAAGGAACACATCGAATAAAACAAACATCTGAACAATATGCATGTAAAGAAGCCATTGAAAAACTGAAACAATTTAGTGATTTCGAGGAAGTCATACAAAGAGTACAACAAAAACACAATATCTATACATAATCAAATTATACATTTATTATACACACTTTGTCAGTTAAAATATAGAAAAAAAACATACACTTTATATATAGAATACTTTTTACTACTAAATTATGGATGTGGTAACAAAAACAAATATACAAGTCGATGGTATTGTACAGCCCATTGATTTATTAAATAAAAAGATGGATCCAATCACATATGAACAAGTAATCCAAATACATCAAGAACCATCCATGAACCCTAATGTTACAGCCTTGCATAATATAATACAAGATAACCGTACTGGACACCAAGATATGGATCGTAATATTGTAATTGCAAGACTGAAAACAAACGGTTTTTTATTGAACCCTTGTATTCAGGATAAAACAGTGGCATCAACACAAATCAACGATGATGTTGTCCCTAAAGTAGTACCAATTAAGGAAAAACCTGGTATTGTATATGATGATGATTCTTTATCAGACGACCTTTCTCTCGAATCTCCTAAAGAAGAAGATGATGATGATGATGAAAGTGATGAAAGTCAAAAATCACAATTTGGTAAAAAACTACCTAACAAATTGAAAATTACAGATGTTGATGATATCGCAGATGATGAAACTAGCAACCGTACAGATAAACAAGATACCCAACCTACTGTAGATGATTATAACCGTGTTTCCAAAATAGATCTAAATTTAGATACAAATACTGTTTTCGTTGTTTGTAATAGTAAATCTGTACAGAAACCACCTGGAAAAGAGCCGGCGGAAAAAATTGAGAAATCTCGTCATTCCAAAAAGGAATTCCAAAGTTTAGCCAATGTTACCAATTGGAGAATCCTTTTATGCAATTCTTCTACGGATCATCCATTTACATTGGACGAAGTCGAGTGGAAGAGCGTTGAACACTTTTTTATTGCGTCTCAGTTCAAAAAACAATCATTGTATTCTACATTAAGCCGTAATTACGAATTAGCATTGGAAGTCGATAAAAAGAAAAAATATGAAAAGAAAAAGGTTGTAGTCGATGACGATTTCCAACAACATTATCGTAAAGTCATGTATGATGGATTATATGCTAAATTTATTCAACACCCAGAACTAGCTCGTATTTTAGACGCTACGAAAAACGCCGTTTTATATCAAAGAATCAACGCCAAGAAAACAGAAGAGTTTGTGGAATTAATGTGGTTGAGAGAAAGTCTTCGCAATTATACTCGTACTGTACTAAAACCACTAAATGAAGAAAATATAGATAAACCCACTGAACCAACTGACCCAACCGATCCATCCGAACCCACTCAAAAAGCTGCTAAAAAGACGACCAAACAAAAAGATGTAATTCAAAACCTGAAAGATGTTTCCATTGAAGAATATCAAATGCAATTACCCCCTTATAAACCGGATGTCATAAAAGGCTCATCTTACTATTTAAACAATCGAGTACAATTCATCAAGTCAATCAATACATTATTTAATCATATTCTCTCGAGAGAACAAAAAGAAAGTGATTCTACTAATTTCGAACTATTGGAACATCAAAGAATCGTCCTCAATTATTTACATGGCGATCGTCCTTATCATGGTTTGTTAGTATATCACAATTTAGGTACAGGTAAATCATGTACATCCATTGCAGTAGCAGAAGGTATGAAATATGACAAAGAAGTTATCGTTTTGTTACCTGCCTCACTAAAACCCAATTATATTGCAGAATTGCAAAAATGTGGTGACATATTTTACAGACAAAACCAATATTGGGAATTCGTTTCTACAGAAGGTCGTCCTGAATTAATTCCAGTATTGGCTAAAGCATTGCAAATGACAACAGTAGAAGTGACCCGTAAAAAAGGGGCTTATATGGTGGATATTCGTAAAGAGCCCAATTTCGATAATTTATCACCGGATGATCAAATTGCTATCCAAGAACAGATCCAACATATGATCAAACAAAAGTATAAGACTATTCACTATAATGCAAACAATTTAGGACAAAAAGTAAGCGAATTGGGGAAACATAAAAAGAATCCATTTGATCATACTGTAGTCATTTTGGAAGAGGCTCATAATTTTATTAGTAGAATTGTCGGTAATTTACGTAAAAAGAAAACGGCTCAAAATTCGGCTTATATAAAATTGTACGAACAAATGTTACAGGCGACTGATTTCCGTATTGTAATGTTATCCGGTACTCCGATCTTGAATTATCCTCAAGAAATGGGGGTCATGTTTAATTTACTACGCGGAGGAATCCAAACTTGGACATTCGATATTGATTCTGCAAGTACAAAATTATCAACCGAATCTATTGATGCCATGTTTAAAAAAGAACGTTTATTAACATATGATTATTTACAATATCAATATGGTAAGTTGGTTGTGACTAAGAATCCCTATGGTTTTATTAATGTCAATACAATTCGTACTAATACGAATCAAAAAAATAATAATACACAAAAACGTCTTCCAAAACCAGCAAAAAATAATACGAGTAGGAAAAATGTGGCTAAATCCGATACTGATGATGCTGCAGCCGCCTCAAATGCAGCGATTGATTCTACTATGGAAATGAAAGGAGGAGCGGGTAAATATGGTGTTCGGTTGGATAAACAAGGAAATGTCGATGCAAAACAATTTTCCAAAACCATCGAAACGATTTTAGCGAAAAACAAAATCAACATCAAAAAAGTAAGCAGTAAAATTGAGAAATGTCTCCCAGATACGGATAGTTTCTTAGAAACATTTGTGAAACCTTCCTATGACAACAAAGGAAACGAAAATGACGATCCTTCCCATAGTGATTTATTGCAAATCAATACATTGCGAAGACGTATTTTGGGACTAACGTCTTATTTCCGTACAGCCAATACTGATGTATTACCTCGTGTTATTATGAATGATGACGGTCACCCAATTCATGAAGTAAAAGTACCAATGAGTGATCATCAAATTGATATTTATATGAAAATACGTAACCAAGAACGAGACCGAGAGAAAAAACAAGCCCGTAATAAAAGAGCCAATGCAAACAAAGAATTATTTGAATCATCTACTAGTTCTTATCGTGTTTTCTCTCGATGTGCGTGTAATTTTACTTTTCCCAACGAATTAAAACGTCCAGTACCTAAAGGACCGAGTAGTGATAACGACGATAATGCAAACCATTTACAAGAACATTCGATCGAAGATGCGACTCCTGTAGAAATTGCTGAATACCAAGACGAAGATGCTGGACCTAAAGATGATTTTTATCAACAAGAAATAGCACATGTCATCAAGAAATTACGTGAAAATCGAGAGACATTTTTATCAGAAGAAAAATTGAAACAATTTAGTCCTAAGATGTGGGCAATAATACAGAACTTGAAAAATCCTCAATACAAAGGATTGCATTTATTGTACAGTGCATTTCGTACTTTAGAAGGAATTGGTATTTTCAAAGAAGTGCTCGTATCACAAGGATTCCAAGAATTCAAATTGTCTAAAGTAAATGGAATATGGGAGTTCGATTCGTCGTTTCAATTAGATGGACGTCCTTGTTTTGTCCTTTATACAGGAACAGAAGATGTAGAAATGAGAGAAATCATGCGTAATATATACAACGGTGATTGGAATCCACCTAATGTACCTGATAACATTAGCATTCGATTACGTGAAGTAGCATCAAATAATTTGTACGGAGAGATCATTAAATTGTTTATGATTACAGCGGCTGGTGCAGAAGGAATCAATTTGAAAAACACTCGATATGTCCATATGATGGAACCATATTGGAACTTTGTACGATTAGAACAGGTCATGGGTAGAGCGCGTCGTATTAAGAGTCATATTGATTTACCAAAAGAAGAACAAACAGTACAAACGTTTTTGTATTTATCTGTTTTATCCGAGAACCAGAAAAAAGGGGGTCAGTACAAAGACATTACAGAGAATGATTTGAGTAAAGTACATGATAATACACCAATTACTACCGATGAGTATTTGTACGAAGTATCCTTGATCAAACAAAAAATTAATAAACAATTACTAACTGTCATGAAAGAAACGGCAATGGATTGTCATGTTCATATACAATCACACAAAAAACAGGAAAAGTTAGTATGTTATGGACCCAAATCAGGTGATGCCAATTTTGTGGATTATCCATCATTGGATAAGGTGTTAGAAGAAGGGGACATGTAAAAAATGATTTAGGGGCTTTTTATGGACTTTTTAGGGACTTTTTAGGGAATATTAATATTTAGAAATGTTTGTAATATTAATATTAAATTTGTTTATAAGTGTTTAGTATTTAGTATTTTACTGGAGGTAAAGGGGAAAGACATAATTTAATATCTCCCATTTCACTTCCAATATCATATTTTACAATCAATGGTAAATCATTTTGTAAATAGATTTCCAAATTCTGTGATAAAGGAGTACATTTGATAAAATTATTGAGGGACTTTAGGGGAAATTCTCCACTCATCACTACTGATGCATCGGGCTTTTTCCTAAACTTTATGGCATCCATCTTGTCTTCCAATACATTTGTATCAGACTGTTCTGTACGATATATACGGGATTTAGCGAAATTACCATCACATGAAAAAATCAAATCGTCACCTACTGATTCGATCTTAATACGGTCGGATATACCAGTAAGATCACGAATGATTTTTTGAAAGCCAGCACTTGGCATATGAATAATAGCAGAATAACTTACCTCGGGTACTTCCAATTCATCTTCTTCGGGCTCGAATAGTCGCAATTTGTAGTTATTGCATTGATTTATTTTACCGTTATCATATTGCAATCCTAAATGGGAAACACTACCTTCATTGTAATCCTCTTTGTCAATGTACATGGAAAATAAATCATCATTGGATGTATTGGAAATCAATTTAAATAAATGTAAAGAATTTGCACATATCACAATTTTATCGGGAACACATTCATGTTTCTCGAATTTCATTTTTACAGCCACTAATGTAGTATGGTTTTTATCAAAATTAATTATTTTCATCCCATTTTTGTCAATAATCATGGTTACATCGGGTACTAAATCTTTCAATGCACTATATAAATTTCGAATAGGGGCGATTTGAATCGTTTGCATAGTAAGAACATTATTATCAATATCCATGGTTGTTTGATTTTTTTGTTCGGTAAATATGCGTTCAAATATAAATAAAATACATAAAATTTATTTATATGCGTTTTGTTTAGATTTCTTTATATAATATAATATGAATGTCTTCTTTTAATTGGCTAAAATCCATTTTCCATTTGTGTGTTTTGTAGATATTGTACGTGGGATTGGAATTGAGGTTGATTGTTTAGTTTGTTCTTTATTTTTGCGCTTGTGATAATATAATTCATGATACAGTAATGTAAAAGCTCCTGGTGCATATGAATAACTTGATTTGGAATACATTGGACTATAATCAATTGTACTACTACGGGAATGCAAATAAGTATTAAATGTGTTCATAATATCATTCATGATTGTAAAAGGATAATGGATGATGGATTTATATAAATATTGTTAATTAATAGACAACAATCTTTTTTTTCATTTATCAATTTTAGGTAATTCATATACTTATTTATTTAGGCACTTTTTTTTCATTTAATTTTCACCGTGCATTTTAAACATAACACCATGTTTTGTCAAATTGTCTATCAATGTAATTTGGTTTGGGTCTTGTTTCTCATTACTACGTAGCCATATTTTTATAATACAAAAATTCTTTTTGGGGGAAATAGTAATACCGTTAATACAATTATTATACGATTTTTTTATTGCTAATGATTCCCCCGCAGCATGGAACATCATACTGCGCCATACTTGAACAACATGCTTATTAATTACTTTGTAAGAAAAGCATCCTCCGGTTCGGTTTGCTGGATCTTCCCATAATGGTGTAATACCTTTACGCATGAAAAATAACATGCTATACTTGACTATATTATCAGTCAAATTCTTATTGACCAATATTACATCTTCAACTGTTTTAATGTTGTTAGATATCACTGAATATCCGGACAATGTCCAATCCTTTTCTGAAGGCAAGTGATGAAATAGAACCCATTCATCGTTCAAAGTATGCGGTTTAGTATCGACCTCTGCTACGAGGGATGAAGGTGGTACAGTTTCGTATTCTAATTCCATTATATTTACGATATTACTAAGTCACCCCAAGATATATAATAAAAAAGATATTCTTTATATTAATTTAACTATATTTTCTGTTATTATTTATTAATTGAATTCTTTCTATATATTTTTTGTCTTTTGTCTTTTGTCTTTTGTCTTTTGTCTTTTTTTGTTTTTTGTCTTTTGTCTTTTGTCTTTTTATAAATAATCTTCTAATCTATGTACAAAGTCTATTAATTTAGGACACAATATGCGGTTATAATAAATATCATCTCGCTTAATATGGTGAAAATTCATTTGTTTGTTGTAATATTCTACTAAAATTGCTTCTTGTAAATCCACCATTTGTAAATACAATTGTATTTGTATTTTTTCATGTTGCTGAATCTTTTTGTTAAATGATTTAGTTCTGTTCTTAATCTCAATCAAAACACGAGTACCATCTTCTCTTTCCAATATACGATCGATTTTCCCCGTACAATTGTACGTATAATAAAGGTTCTTTTTAATCAATAATGAATGTGTTTTTGTATCTTTATGTACAACTCCATAGTTTGCAATTAATGAAGAAACATGATCTTCATTCATTGTACCAAACACTTTTCTATAATGGCTTGTTAAATACCATTTTACTAATTCTTTTTCTTTAGTGGTAGTATAACGATCTTGTTCAGTTGCATAAATATAAGTAATTGCTTTATCTGTTAGTCTTTCTAGTTCCTCACTCTCTCTACAATTCTTTAATTGATTTAAAATGTATTTGTGATACTGTTGTCCATTGTACGATAATGAATCGATGAATCTACTTTCTTCATCTTCATAATGGTATCGTGGATTGTATTTACTTCTTACTTGTTTGATATATTCTTCACTGGACCCATATGCACTAACTCCTAAAGCTTGTCCTATTTTACTTGCATTCAAATTAATGGTCTTTTTTCTGGATTGAATACGTTCAATAATCGAATCAATGCTCGAATTATCACTATCGTACTGATATTCTAATTGGTTACTCATGGTTCGAATTTTTCGTAAATATCTTATTCTTATGAGTTCTTTTTGTTTCACATACAATTAATTAATCAATTTCTATTTATTATGATAGTATAAGAGTTTATCATACAATTTACTAATAAAGTGAAGGATTGTCGGGTGTATTGTTTTGGAATAATACTCGGGGTCGTATTCAATATGATGATTTTGTATGACATGGTTGTAATGCTCCACCAATATTGCCTTTTCCATATTCAACATTTGCAAATACAACTGCACCTGAATTTCCTCATACTTTTGCAGCTTCTTATGAATCGAATGGACCCGATTTTTGATTTCGATCAAGGACGCCGTTCCGTCTTCACGTTTCAGTATTCCGTCTATTTTACCGGACAACACAAAGTCATAGGGACCTATTTTGACTAATGGTATTGTATAAGTCGTATTATCTTTGCAGAATTCACCGAATTTACCCACAAACTTGGTTGTTTCATTTTCCCTGTATGTCCCATATAGTTTTCTACAGTGAGCTATCATCGCACGTTTTACTTGTGCCTTCTTTTCGTAGGATGCGTCTTTATAGGATTCCTTTTCCAGTATGTAGGATATTATTTTATTGGTCAATGATACCAATTCCTGCGTATTTTTGCAGGTTCGTATTGAGTCTCGTATCTTTTCCAAAAACTTTTTTCCATGTATGGACAAATTATGAATGACCTCGCTTTCTTCATCTTGGTAGTCATAATTATCACAGTATTTCGATAACAACTTCTTCATGAGTTGGTCACGCTTCATAAATGGGTTGAGATTGAGAACGGCAGATACACTGCTTACTGGAATTGAAATCGTGATGCGTTTAAACTGTAGAATTATGGAATCCACCGAAGAGGTGTCAGAATCATCATCTGTTTCTTCACAGTAATTCAGCTCAGAACGACCACGTACCAGAACAGGCATATCCCATACAGTTAATTGTGATTGTGTTTCGAATTCAGTCATTATTGTAGAGTAATTGGTTTTACAATCTACTACTTCTTTGTGACCTGTTTATATGTTTTAAAGTTTGTCAATTTTCAAACATACGTTATTTAAAGACTGTATTTATCATTCTTGTACAGTTTCGGCTTCTTGTACAGGTTCGGCTTCTTGTACAGTTTCGGCTTCTTGTACAGTTTCGGCTTCTTGTACAGGTTCGGCTTCTTGTACAGGTTCGGCTTCTTGTACAGGTTCGGCTTCTTGTACAGTTTCGGCTTCTTGTACAGGTTCGGCTTCTTGTACAGGTTCGGCTTCTTGTACAGGTTTTTTGTCTTCAGGTTGTGAAGCTGCTATAATACCTAAAGCTTTTCCAATGCTATCAAAAACACCGTCTTTCTTTTTTTCAGTCTTTTCTACTTTTTTTTTATTTTCTTTGATTTCGACATCTAGTTTTTCTAATTTTTTAATATCATTTAATGTCTTTTTTCTCTTTTTCTTAGATAATTTCTTTTTTTTTAGAATTTTTTTGAGCTTCTTGATTGAAATAGCCGTTTTACAGTAAAGAAAAGTACGCCCTTTTCTACTACGAACCGGCTTACAAGGCAATTTACAATGCTCTTCGGATTTAATATTAACACACCCTGATGGTGCTAATTTTTTTTGAGTTTTAGCCATTGTATATATAGTAGGTCTATACTTTATTTTTGAATCTTCAAGGGTCTAAAAAACCCACCATAACCGTTTATGTTCCCCGTCTAAAGTAGATGTATTGGATACAACACTTTTATCACAATCCGTAGCGGTCGCGTCATCATCGTCATCATCATTATCATTATCATTATCATCATTATCCTGGACATCACTACTTTCTACTACTTCAGTACTACTATTTTCATCATCAACATCTACTTCGTCATCATATTCAACCTCTTCTGGTTGCTGTACAATTTCATAATCATCTTGTTGTAGTACAATATAATCTTTATATGTCAATGTTTTTTCTTCCATGTTGTGATCCATTATAGTGACTTTATAATCGTAATCAAATATGAAAAATTTGTTCAAATAGTGTAAATATCGGTGAATAAACGCCGGTGTAAATAAGTGATTTCCTTCTAAATAATATCCGGATGATATTGAAATATCAATTGGTTCAGATAAATCCGGGTGGCGATATTCCGCATATAAAAACCGTACGTGAGACCGTTTTGGGAATGGATTGAATGTGATTTCCTCACGTACATCATTTTCTTTGTATCCGCGAAATACATAATCTTTTTCATTTTTGGCTACAAATAACAGTTCGAGCGGACTAGAACAGCATTCATATTCACATTCGTACGGTAATTTAATAATAGGGTTTTCACGTATTAAATTGTGTTCGTTTTTCACAAATGTAGGAAAATCGTAAATATACGGCTTAATTACTTTTTCATAAGAATCATATGAGGTAATATGCCATCCAAAATCATTGAATGGGACATTTTTATGTAAGCAGTACAACTGAATCCACTGTTTTTCTACAGGTTCGTGATTTCGATACATATCCAGTATATTATCAATTGGTTGAATAAGTACATTGTATAACCACTTGGATATCTTTTGTATCCAATGAAATATCATAAATGTAAAGATTTGATTGTAATAGTTAAATTTATCGAAAAAATCCATAGAATTGATAAGTGGGTGTTTATAAAATATAAAATGATAATTCTCTTTATATTTTTCTTTATATTGTTCTTTTTACAGGTTTTACTTAAATATCTAAGGAAACAGTATTGCTTCTATTGGAAGAATTATGCCTCTTTTTCGATTTTTTAGGCATTGTCGTTCCGTCTAAATCTTTCAATGATGAAATACTAATGATGGATTCTGTACCTTGTTGCATATGAACTGGTTCTTCAAATGTTGGTTGTTGCTGTTGTTGTTGTGCCTTTGGTTTCAATCCTGACAATAAATTATCAATATCTGAATTAATTTGTGGTCCTCTCATTTCCGGACGTTTTTGTGCAGGAGGTGCGGTAGAAATACCTTGATTTGGTCCGGTTGCACTTTGGTGATTTTGTGTCAAATCTACGCCTGATTCACGGAACATAGCGGAATTATTTTGCGAAGGTGCAGCTGATGCTAAATCGGGGCGATTTCCGGGATGAGCAGTAAATTGCATTGATCCTGGTCGTTGTGGTGGCGCTTGTGTTTTGGTCTCTACTGGTGCTGGAGGAGGTCCATGTCTAGTATTGACTTGGTCGGATTGATTACTCATTAAGTTCTTGGCGAAATCAAATGCAACGTTTTCTTTACTCATTGTCTCGACTGCAGCATTGGAAAACATCTTCATTAAATCTGGACTTTGTTTGATAACATCATTAAAGCCAGGAGTAGCAGTACTTAACATCTTATTACTCATATTGACCACTGCTGCAGAAAACCCAATACGTAATAATAAAGATACCTCTGGTGCCATTTTACCACCTTTGTATTTATCATATAATTCAGCAAATATTTCATCATATGAATCTAAATCCTCATTGACTTGCTCTCCCCAACCATCTAAATTCAAATCAAATGGATTTAATAAAGCGTTTCCATACTCTATTGTATTAATAACTGTAGAAAACCACCATCCTTGTAATTTTACACTGTCCTTTTTTCTCTTTTCTTCTAAAGCACCCTCATATTCATCTTCTACTTCATCAAATTCGGATTCCATAGTAAAAACCGATCCATGCTTGTATGTACCCTTTTCGGCCCATTCTTCCAACTTTTTGATCATAATACGCTTCTTACGACGTTTTTCACGTTCGGTTAGATTTACACTACTTCTAGGCGCTTTGGGTACATCCTCTTTCATTTTACTAAATCCATCCCATGTTTTCGCACCACCGTCATAAGTGTCTTTTGTACCTTGACCTAATCCCGAAGATGAT